TGCGAACTGAACGGACCGAACCGCGTGATCTTGTTGCCACTCTCCGGAGCCGCAACCACTGTGAAGCCGCTGAGTGCGCGCACCAGGTGAAGGGCCTGGCTCTTGCCAGCCTGCCCCGGGTCCTGGCCGAACCCGATGCGGACCCGATCGCCGTCATGTGTGGCGGTGTTGAGCAGCAATCTCTCTACGTCACCAGGATTGGCCCGCGAACGCACCATATCGAGCAGCCAATAGCTGCCGTTCCGATCACGGCCGAGCTTGATCCCAACCGTCCAATCAGGGTCGTTGAACTCGGTTTTTTCGGTGGCGGCGAGATCCCAATAACGGACGACGTCGAGGTCGGCCGGGGCCTCCTCCGCCATGGCGCACCACTCGCGCTTGAAGTAGAGCCCGGCAGCCGGCCGGATCTTCCAATTGCCGCCCAGCAGCCGCTCGCGCTCGAGCAGCGGCAATGACAATAGCCAGGCGAAGTATTCCGGGTTGACCCGCAGCAGCGCCGGGTTGTCGAATACCGTCGCCGGGATGAAGGTGACGCTCATTGGAAGCGGCGGGTCGATGCCCGGCGGCAGATCTTGGCCCCGTAACAGGTCCTGCATTAACTCTTCGGGTCGATCGGCCCACACAATTTTTTCGGCGATGCGGATGAAATAACGCAGAACCCCGGCCCGCTCGGGGATCGGAAGCCCGCTTTCGGGATCAATCCACCACGACAGAAAGTCGGCGACCCAAGAGTCCGCGTCCGGGTTGCAGGTCGCGCGGATATAAGGCCGCACACCGCAAGTCGAGCGATTTCGGCTAACGAGGTAAAAGAACTGATGCGCCGAGAAATGCGTCAATTCGTCGAAGCAGATCAACGTAATCTGCGCACCTTGCCAGTCGTAAACCGTGGTTTCGAACTGCAGGTGCGAGAACTTGATCTTGCCGCCGCGCGGCCAGCGCCACTCGCGCATCTTCAGATTCGGGGTGCCGCCGAGCCGGGGATAAAAATTCTGGCTCTCGTCCCAGAGCGCTCCGGGATTGGTGATCTGGGGCATGGTGCGCCGGAAGAACACGGCGGTGAAATTGGCAATCCGGCCGACATGGCGCAGCGGCTCCAGGATCAGTCCGGCGGTCTTCCCGCCACCCGCCGCGCCGCCGTAGATGCAGATGTCGGCACGGCTGCGCAGAAACTCGGTCTGCGGTCCGGGCTGCGCGGCGATTGTCATGGCGAAAGGAAATGCCATATATCACCTGGTGAGCGCCCGGGCCGTCTGCTTCGCGGCGTGACGAAGCCGGTGACCAGTGCTCTGAGGGGAGAGCATCCACTGTATTTTCGGTTTGCACGCCTGGCCCTTACAATCGCTTCTGCCGTTCACGGTGTTACCGCTGCGGTTTTCTCGGCAAGTGTTTCTGCTCTGCGTCGCGCAGCGCCTGCGTCAGATCGGGGTCTCGGCTGTTGTCGGGCAGCAACAGGACTACCGGTGAACTCGCTTCGATGTCGCTACCCGGAAGGTGGTCCGGCACCGCCCTTTCGCGCCAATGCGCCCGGGTTTTCAACCAGAAGATCTGCGCTGTGACATTGCCGCCCTTGGCCGCGGCGAACAAATAGCCGGAGACCATGGCATTGGCCTCGGCGACGCCGCGGTCGAGATCCTCACGACACCGCTTGCGCAAGGTCTTTGGCGCGCACCCGATGATCTTGGCGATGTCGTCTTGACGGACACCGACCCCAGCCAGATGGCGTACCTTCTCGCGGATCGCCTCATTGGCGACAAATGCTTTTCTAGCCATCGGCGGACCCGGATCGATCTCGGTCCTGGCTGTCGGCGCGCTCGTCGAATGATTGACCGGATGCTTGATGGATCGCGGTCCGGCCGGTGAAGGCTTGCCAGCGTCGCAGGATGATATCGACATAGCTGGGGCTGATCTCGAGACCGCAGCAGCTGCGGCCGGTCATTTCGGCCGCGATCAGGCTGGTGCCAGACCCGAGAAACGGGTCATAGACTCGCTGGCCGGGCCGGCTGTTGTTGACGATCGGACGGCGCATGCACTCGACCGGCTTTTGCGTGCCGTGGCCCCAGCTCTGCTCGCGCTGTCGATTGCCGAATGGATTGCCATTGCTGATCTCCCAGATTGTGGTCTGCGTGCGGTCGCCTTGCCAGTGGCTGATCTTGCCCTCGCGCACGGCGTACCAGCAGCATTCGTGCTTCCAGTGATAATCGCCTCGGCTCAGCGTGAAATGTTGCTTCGCCCAGACGATCTGAGCGCGCAACTGAAACCCGCAAGCCGCCAAGCCGACGGCGACGACGTCGCCTTGCATCGCTGCATGCCAGACATAACAGACATCCCCGCTGAACAGTGCATAGGCCTGCCGCCACTCGGCGCGATCGTCGTTGAGCACTTTGCCCTCCGCCAACCTGCCGGAACTGACGCGACGGCGCCCTCGCCAACTCGGATCATACTCGACGCCATAAGGTGGATCGGTGACCATTAGATCCGGCCGCGATCCCGCCAACACCGGCTCGACATCCGCTGCACAGGTGCTATCGCCACAGCCGATCCGATGATCTCCCAGGACCCATATGTCGCCGGACTGGGTGACCGGGTTTTGGGGTACTTCCGGGGTGCTGTCGGGATCGGTCAAACTGCTCGATCCCAAACCGGCCAGGATGTCTTCGAGCCGGTTCGGCTCGAAGCCAATCAACTCGAGGTCGAAACCACCGAATTTGAGATCACGCAGCTCACTGCGCAGCAGATCGGGGTCCCAACTCGCCCGCGCCGCCAGTTCATTGTCGGCCAACCGATAAGCCTGCTTCTCGTCGTCGCTCCAGCCATGCGCGACGATCACCGGGATGGACGTCAGCTGCAGCTTTACTGCTGCAGCAACCCTCCCATGACCGACGATCAGCACACCGTTCTCGTCGACCAAGAGCGGGTTCGTCCAGCCCCATTTGAGGATCGATGCGGCGATTTTCGCGACGTCCGCCTCGCTGTGAACCCGCGGATTGTTCGCATAGGGTATCAACAGCTCGAGCGGCCGGTGCTCGACCCGCTCGGCGGGCCATGGCCGTGTCGGGCTCGCCTTCGTTGATGCTGATTGTGTTGACAACACCACTCATCTCCGATGGTGGCGGGCAATGCATCGTCGGGACGATGCGGCGCCATAGATAAAATCGTCGACGAGTTCGTCGGCAAGCGGTAGGGGTGTAGACATGTGATTCCCTCGATCATTGATCTGGGAATCGTTCCATATATCGGAGCGCGAGTCGGCCGATTAGGCCAATCAAGGCCAATTTCAGATCAAATCGGCCTTACTCGATCAATAGTTTAGGTGCGGCTCCGCGCGTGGCGAACCGTTGTTGACGCGACCGCGGTACTCGTCGATCCACTTGCGCACGTATCCACGGATCGTCGACTCGGCAGGATGATACCCGCGCGCGGCGAGCACGTCGGCCACGTAGCGTTCAAGGTCGGCCTGCCCGCCATCCCCAGGCTCGGGGAACCCGTTTTGCTCGAGCCAATCCATCGCGGGTTTCCGGCCGATCGCCCAATAGGGCGCTTCGCGCCGGATGGGCCGCTTTTTCCGTTGTGGTTTTGTTTGCACCGGCGCGACGGGCACGCCGTCACGATCTGCGGCTTCGTCAGATTCGGGAGGTGCCGCGATTGGTTCTCCCGGGCCTGCCGATCTGGGATTGCGCCGGATCGCGTTCTGGAGCCAGATAGGGTGTGGCACTGGTTGAGCACCTCCTGCCAGGTGATCCCTGGGGAAATAGCGCAGCGACCGGGGCAGGCCCCGGTTTTCGATCCGTCGGTCTAGCCGCGCCAAATCTTATTATAGCATGAAACGGAGCGGGAACGCCATTGCCGCCAGCGGACACCGCACGGCGCAAACACTTTCGGACGGCTTCAGTCATTGGGCATAGATGAGCAAGGCTTAGGAAACGGTTCGCGGGTCATGCTTCTGTTCTTGATGCATGCGATGGCGCCCCACAGGATGCAATAAGCGGAGGGAGGGGTGCCGATCTCTAAGGCGGAGTTTTCCTCCTAGACGTCCGACAACATGCCGTCGGCCCTCGCGTCGGGACCGGGCTAGGTCAAGTGAAGGATCAAATTCAGTCTGATTGGCCAACTCCACCGTTCTCACCGGATTCCGACCGGCAAGAGCTGGTGTAATGACCTTGCGGCGGCAAGGAACGGTCAACAAACAACGCATTCGCCCACCGCAGATCGCGCGGTTTCGGCTGGGCAATTCCATGCTCGACTCGGCAAGGCGGCGCCTCTCTGGTCGAAACGGCTGTCGCATCAACCCGGAGCGGATTTTCAGCCGCCCGCGGGCGGGCCGGCTAATCTCCGGCGCCTATCCCTCCCGAGCAGCCGAGCAGGATGACGCGACAACTGAGTATGATGATAGTGGACAAGACTGCCGGCATCACGGTAAATTACGACGATGCACTTAGAAGGCCTAAACGACTGAAGCGAATAAGGATTTTGATCTCGGACACGGGTATGGTGTGGTCAACCGCCCCTTTTTATAGACGGTAAATTCACCAACCGCTAAACTCGTTAACGGAAGAAATCAGAAAATTATCAATAGCTTGAGAACGGGTAGCAGGACGACCTGCCGAGGGGTAAAGAATCAAAATTCCGGCGTATTCGAGCCCGAAATGGCCCTTTTCCGCTTCGGTTATCATCCATAAAGGTCTTGGAATCGTGCCGTAATTTCCAGGCGCCAAGA